GGTTCGATTACTATCGGGGGTTCACTCTCTCCAATTATTGTCGCGAACAGCGCGAACGCGGATCAGTTCACCAATAGCCGTGTGCAGTTTGTCGCATCTGGTGGTACCACTGTCGCATTTGATGCGGGCAATAATCGCGTCACGTTCTCGTCGGTTGATACAACGAATGCGGATAACATCACCAGTGGCACCCTCGCAAATACGCGGTTGTCTGGAAACTATGCGATCAGCATTACCGGTACCGCGAACAACGCATCATACTTCAATGGTCAGGCCGCGGCGTTCTATCAGAACGCGACGAACATCAACACCGGCACGCTCTCAAACAATCAACTCTACGGCACCTACGGAATCACCATCACCGGAAGTGCAAACGATACCGCATTCTTCAACGGTGCGAATGCGGCATATTATACCAATGCGTCGAACATGAGCAGTGGTACGCTTCCTGCGGGTCGTCTCGCGGGCGCGTACACGAATGTCAACGCGATTGGCACACTGACGAGTCTCACCATTGCGACCGACACGTTGATCGGTTCACTCCCGGCGATCAACGTGACGCAATCGTGGACAACCGACAACACGTTCTCTGCGTTGGTGGTGAATATCACCGATAGCACCGCCAACGATAATTCGACACTGATCGATCTGCAACTGAATAGCAGTTCACGGTTCTCCGTCAATAAGTTGGGCAATATCAGTGCGAATACATTTGCCTTAGGAGCGAATGTTACAGGGAACACCTCGGCGGTACGTGTCGGAAACAGCAGCGTCAATACGGTGCTCACGTCGTCGCAGTTAGCGATTGGCAGTGCAACCGTCAATGCCACGGTATATACCGGTACCGCAAACAACGCGACGTATGCATTCGGTAAGAGTGAAGGCAACCTCAACGTCAATAGTGCCCTGAGTGCAAATAACAGCACCTATGCGTTTGGGAAGAGCGAAGCCGATCTGAACGTCAATAGTGCCGTTATTGCGAACAACGCGACCTATGCGTTTAGCAAGAGCGAAGCGAACTTGAACGTGAACAGTGCGCTCTCCGCGAACAACAGCACCTATGCGTTTGGTAAGAGTGAAGCGGATCTGAATGTCAACAGCGCATTAACCGCAAACAACAGCACGTATGCGTATGGAAAAACAGAAGGTGCGCTCAACGTTAACAATGCGTCATATGCGTTCGGGAAGAGCGAAGCAAACCTCAACGTCAACAACGCAGTTTTCCTGACTGGTAATCTCGCACAGACAAACTCAAGCGTCTTGTCAGTGGGAGCAAACGTTGTCGTCAACGCGTCTGCAATTCTTGTCGGCAACAGCAGCGTCAACGTTGTGACGAACTCATCGCAGATCAGTATCGGCTCCGGTACGTTGACGGCCACCAATTATTCTGGCACCGCAAACAACGCGACGTATGCGTTTGGGAAGACTGAAGGCAACCTCAACGTCAACAGCGCCTTGAGTGCAAATAACAGCACCTATGCGTTTGGCAAGAGTGAGGCGAATCTCAACGTCAATAGTGCTGTCAGTGCCAACAACAGCACCTACGCGTATGGCAAGAGTGAGGGCAACCTCAACGTCAACTCTGCTATCAACGCGAATAACAGCACCTACGCATTTGGAAAGAGTGAAGCACAACTCAATGTCAATAGTGCTGTCAGTGCGAACAACAGCACCTACGCGTATGGCAAGAGTGAAGCGCAACTCGATGTCAATAGTGCGGTCAGCGCAAACAATGCAACGTACGCATACGGCAAGACAGAGGGCAATCTCAACGTCAATAGTGCCGTCTTCCTGCAAGGCAACGCGATACAAACAAATTCGACGGTTCTAACTGTCGGTTCAAATGTTGCACTGACAACAAGTGCGTTAGTGATCGGGAACACCAGTGTCAACGCCAGTGTTAACTCCACAGTGTTCTCGGGAACCGCGAACAATAGCACCTATGCGTTTGGGAAGAGTGAATCTGACCTCCATGTGAACACCGCATTGACGGCCAATAATGCAACATACGCTTATGGAAAAACTGAAGGTGCGCTGAACGTCAACAGTGCCGTTAGCGCCAATAATAGCACATACGCGTTTGGCAAGAGTGAAGGCGATCTCAACGTCAATAGTGCGCTGGTTGCGAACAACAGCACCTATGCCTATGGTAAGACGGAAGGCAACCTTAACGTCAACAACGCGACGACCGCAGGCACCGCAAACAACGCGACGTATGCATTTGGTAAGAGTGAAGCGAATCTGAATGTCAATAGCGCGGTAGTTGCGAATAATGCGACCTACGCGTATGGCAAGACGGAAGGGAACCTGAACGTCAATAGTGCTGTCAGTGCGAACAACAGCACCTATGCCTACGGAAAGACGGAAGGCAACCTGAACGTCAATAGCGCAGTATACTTGACTGCGAAACTTCCGCTTTCGAACACAGCACTACACACCGTTGGAAATGTGACGTCTGTCACCACAGGGCAAGATTGGGTTCACTATGCGTGGTCGTCTGGTCTTGTCTACGGCGGTGGTATTGTTGATAACGGTAACGGCAGCGTCACTCTCGCAAATGCGGAAGTGATGCTGCGTTCTGCAGATACCGATCACGCAAACCTTGCGGTCTATTTTGTTCCCGGCGCCACACTGACGCTCACAAATAACGACGTCAATTATGTGCATGCGGATTACAACGGCGGGTCGCCCATCTTTACAACCTCCACCGCGCCAGATGATATCAACGGGCACACACAAACAATGCTGTATGTGCTCTCACGACGGGATAGTGAGATTGTCGGTATTGATGCAACTAGCCAAAATGTGGATGTCGGCACTAAGGTTGATGACTTATTGGTGCTGAGTGACGGATACAAATATGGCCCGTTCACGCATGCCACAGGCGGCAGCCGTATTGGCAACGGAACAGCGACATACATCACATTGACCGAGGGTAAGTTCTATTACGGTCTGACGCCTGTCGCACACCCATCCTTCGATACGTCGATTGCGGGCACTAACAGCAACAACGTCTTCCGCTACTACTATAATCGAAGCGCGTGGACATATACAGCGGACAGTAAAACCATCAGCAATACGCAGTATGATAACGCCGGTACGCTGACGGCATTGTCGAATAACCGGTATCGCACTGACTATGTGTATTTGGTGCCGGATGGTATTCTTGGCAATTCCTATCTCGTTGTCGTATACGGTAATACACAATTCCAGACTTCTGCGGAAGCGGCGGTCGCGCCCGTGCCGTCGTCGCTGCCGTCTGAAATCGATGGATTAGCGATTCTTGTCGGACAAGTCATTGCGCAACAAGGCAGCAACACGATTACCGTTGCGTCGTTCCGGACAGACTTTGCCGTCTCTCCGGTCACGAACCACAACGCATTAGCCGGATTGCAGGGTGGTACGACAGGTCAATACTACCACCTTACGTCGATGGCCGCGACGTCGCTGAATGCGATTAGCGACACGCTGCCGACAAACGGTGCGCTGCTCATCGGTAACTCATCCGCATTCAATCTCTCAACACTCACTGCTGGTGAGAATATTGCGATCACCAACGGAAACGGCACCATTAGCATTGCGGCCACCGTGGGTGTTGTCGCGATGGGAATCGGAAACGCATCAGACAATTTGATCTTCTCGAATACGCAAGTCAACTTCGCGGCGTCTGGCGGCACCACGGTTGACATCAATGCGGCCTCGCGCACGGTGACGTATTCGTCTGTAGACACCACGAATGCGACGAATATCAGTAGTGGCACGCTCGCCAATACACGGTTGTCTGGTACGTACGGTATCGACATTTCCGGTACCGCAAACAACAGCACGTATGCGTACGGCAAGACAGAAGGCAATCTCAACGTCAACAGCGCACTGGTCGCGAACAATGCGACGTATGCGTTTGGCAAGAGTGAAGCGAATCTAAATGTCAATAGTGCGTCGCAAGCATCGAACGCGACGAACCTCAATAGCCAGCCGGGTTCCTACTACACGAACGCCAGCAACATTACGACAGGCACACTTCCGGAAGCACAACTTTCCGCGAATGTATTGCTGACGACCAGCACGACGGGTATCAATGCGTCTGCGATCTCAACGGGCACCGTACCTGCGGCTCGATTGGCCTCCGCAAACACCACCGTCAATGGTGTCGTCGATACCACGACGCAGAGCTTTGCGGGTAGTAAAACGTTCACCGGCGTGCTCACCGCAAATGCGGGATCGAAGCTGGTCATTCAGAATGGCGTCGATGGTACATCTACACGCGGTATCTTCTTCTGGACAGAAACCGACCCCAATTGGGGTATGTATCTCAGTCAAGCTGGTGCCTCGAAGTCATTAGCGAACGGAGTCGCTGCGAGTAGTATCGATAGTCGCTCCGGATGGCACGTGCGCAGTCGTTCAGGAAGTTTGAATTCCGAAGGCTTCTTGTGGGAAAATCAAGGCGAAGTCGCGCTGATGAGCTTGACAGGAGATACGGGCGATCTGTATCTCAAAGGCAATGCGTATGTGGGGAACTCCACCTCACAAGTCGTCATTCATAGCGGCAGCACGACTGGCATCAATGCATCGGCCTTGTCTACGGGTACCGTACCGGATGCGCGGCTTTCGGGCACCTACACCAACATCACCGCAAACAATGCGACGTATGCATTTGGCAAGACCGAAGGCAACCTCAACGTCAATAATGCAACAACCGCAGGTACCGCGAATAACGCGACCTACGCATTCGGGAAGAGTGAAGGCAACCTGAACGTCAATAGTGCTGTCAGTGCGAACAACAGCACGTACGCGTATGGGAAGAGTGAAGGCAACCTGAATGTCAATTCCGCTGTCACGGCGAACAATAGCACGTACGCGTTCGGAAAGAGTGAAGGCGATCTCAACGTCAACTCTGCCACATCGGCGGGTACTGCGAACAACAGCACCTACGCATTTGGGAAGAGTGAAGGCAACCTGAACGTCAACAGCGCCGTTTTCGTGTCAGGGAACACCGTCACGACAAACAGCACGGTGCTGGCTGTTGGTGCGAACGTCATTGCAAACACCTCTGCGCTCTTGATCGGGAACAGTAGTGTCAACGTCGTCACCAACTCATCGCAGATCAGTATTGGTGCGGGCACCCTCACCGCGACGGCGTATTCTGGCACCGCGAACAATGCGACGTATGCGTTTGGAAAAACCGAAGGCAACCTGAATGTCAACTCCGCGGTCACAGCGAATAATGCGACCTACGCGTACGGGAAGACGGAAGGGAACCTGAACGTCAACAACGCGACGACCGCAGGTACCGCAAACAATGCGACATATGCGTTCGGAAAAACCGAAGGCGACCTCAACGTCAACAACGCAACATACGCGTATGGCAAAACGGAAGGCAACCTGAACGTTAATAGTGCGGTATTCCTCTCTGGAAATACCGTCACGACGAACAGTACCGTACTGGCTGTCGGCGCAAATGTCGTGGCAAATACATCGGCACTGTTGGTGGGCAACAGCAGCGTCAACGTTGTGACGAACTCATCGCAGATCAGTATCGGTAGCGGTACATTGACCGCAACCGCCTATTCGGGTACCGCAAACAATGCGACGTATGCGTTTGGAAAAACCGAAGGCAACCTGAACGTCAACAACGCGACGACCGCAGGTACCGCAAACAATGCGACATATGCATTCGGAAAAACCGAAGGCGATCTCAATGTCAACTCCGCAATCAATGCAAACAACACGACGTATGCATTCGGAAAACTTGAAGGGGCCCTAAACGTTAACAGTGCGTCGTATCTCGGTGCGAAAACAGAAGGCAACCTGAACGTCAACTCAGCGGTGTTCCTGTCATCGAATACGGTGCAGACAAACACCACCGTTCTATCGGTGGGCAGTAACGTTGCTGTCAATACGTCGTCATATTTTGTTGGCAACTCAACACAGAATAGCATTCACACATCGGTATCGCTGATCACAGGCAACAGCACCGTGAACACGGTCGTCAATACGACGACGATGGCCGTTGGTGCGAATGTGTATCTCAACGCGACGGCACACTTCGTCGGAAATAGCAGTGTGAATACTGTCATCACCGCAGGAAGCATAACTATAAGCGGAACACCCGTCACTGCGGTTTCGCTTGATCCCATTGTTGCAGCAATTGCATTAGGATAAGACACACGTATGGCAAGCACATTTTCGCGAAAACTTTCACGTAGCATCGGCACCACCCTCACCGCTGTCGGCAGTTATACGGTGGGCGCTTCCACTCAAACCACAGTCATCGGGTTGTCGGTCGCGAACATCAGCGCCGCGACGGTGGAAGTCGATATTAGCCTGAATGACGGCACCAATGACACCTACCTCATCAAAGGTGCGCCGGTGTTGCCGGGCGCGTCGTTGGTAGTAAGTGGTGGTGACCAGAAAATTGTGCTGGTGACGAACGATAGTGTCAAAGTCAAATCGAACACCGCAAGTAGTGTCGATGCGGTGATGAGCATTCTCGAACTGACGTAGTTCATCGCGGTCTGTAGAGCGTTATGCCACTGACAAAAATTGAAGGCCCATCCGTCGGAAACGTCACTGCAAACAATGTGACGGTGAGTAGTAACACCGTTAATGCCGCCACGTTCTATGCGGGCGCCAATGTGTATATGAACACGTCTGCGGTGTTCGTCGGGAATAGTACTGTCAACTTCACCATTACCTCAAGCAGTGTCGCCTCCGCGAATACGGTGGTGGCGAATGGCTATTCGGTGACCATGGTCGCTGGAGAATCACTGGCGGCGCTGGATGCGGTGTACATTGAGCCGACCCTAACCAGTGGTACCGCCGGTCGTGTCTATAAGATGGATGCGGATGTCTTGGTGAAAAGTTCGCAAGCGTTCTTTGCGGGGTTTGCGTTAGCATCGGCGAGTGCTGCGGCGAATGTCGCAGTGCAGATCAGTGGCGTGGTATCGGGATTTGTTGGATTGACCACGGGTGCCGTGTATTATGCCGGTAGCACGGCGGGGGCGATCACCGCCACGAAACCGCTCCATCCGCTACCAGTCGGGATTGCGATTTCCACGACACAACTGCTCATCAATACTGGCGTCAAACGCGAACAGGAACAACGTGGTGCGGTGTACGGGTATGTGTTGGGCGGGTCTACTGGTGCTGCTGTCGCAACAACTGACCGTACAACGTTTGCTACGGGGGCCACCGCAGCTTATACGACGGGTAATCTAACACAAGCACGTAATCTTTTGGCGGGATGCTCCGATGCTTCCGTGTACGGCTATGCGTTGGGTGGAATTTCCTCGACCTACACGACAACAACAGATCGCGTGACATTTAGTAGTGGTGTCACCGCCGCATGGACAGCCGCCAACATCTCACTGGCCCGCAACTATATGCAAGGTCTTTCCGATGGTGCGGTATATGGATACGTCTTGGGCGGGTGGTCGGGTGTAACCGTTGTGACGACAGATCGCATCACCTTTAGTTCGAGTTCGACCGCAGCCTATACCGCAGGTAATCTCTCATCCGCTCGTAGTGATGCTACGGATATCTCCGATGGTTCTGTATATGGATATGTTGTTGGAGGATATACTACTGCAATATGGGCGGGTTCGGATCGCGTCACCTTTAGTACGGGTGTTAGTGCCGCATATACTGCGGCTAATCTATCACAAGGACGCGGTGACAGTGGTGGTCTTTCTGATGGTGCTGTTTATGGATATGTGTTAGGGGGAAACACCGGCGTGCCAGTCGTCACCGCCGACCGCATTACGTTCAGTACCAGTGTCACCGCAGCCTTTACCGCCGCCAACATCTCACAAGCACGTTTTTCGTCTGGGTCTTCGTTCTCCGATGGGGCTACATACGGGTATGTATTAGGGGGAAACACGGGTGCCGGCGTGACCACCGCAGACCGCACGACTTTCAGCACGGGAGCTACCGCTGCCTATACCGCGGCAAATCTCTCACAGGCACGTTTTGGATCCACAGGTATCTCTGACGGGGCCGTCTAACCTATGCCCCTCCAACGGTTAGAGGGCCCCTCCCTCGGAAACGTCACCGCAAACACCCTCACAACTACCGCATCGGTGAATGCGGCGACGTTCTACGCGGGCGCAAACGTTTCGCTGAATACCTCAGCCGTCTTTGTTGGCAACAGCACCGTCAATACCGTCATTACCAGTAGTAGCATTACAGGGGCCGTCTCGGGTGTGGTGGCGTCCCCGACCGGATTTGCGACGACGTTGGTAGCGGGTGAATCACTCGCGGCGCTCGATGCGGTCTATGTGGAACCCACCTTGACAGGCGGCACCGCTGGTCGCGTCTATAAGATGGATGCGGATGTGCTCATCAAGAGTTCCCAAGCCTTTTTTGCAGGGTTTGCCTTGGCGAGTGCGAGTGCCGCGGCCAACGTCAACGTACAACAATCGGGTGTGGTGTCGGGGTTTACGGGATTGACGACGGGCGCAATGTATTATGCGGGCAGCACCGCAGGAGCAATCACGGCGACCAAGCCCTTGCATCCATTACCAGTCGGCATTGCGATTTCGACCACACAACTCCTGATCAATACCGGTCGCAAACGAGAAGATGAGCAGTCGGAGAATGTGTCGGCGGTGTATGGGTATCAACTGGGTGGATATACGGGTGCCTATCTCGCAACAGCCGACCGTATTACTTTTAGCACAGGTGCGTATGCCGCCTCCACGGTGAATAATCTTTCTGAGGCGCGGTTTTCGTTAAGTGGTCCATCGGATGCTTCCGTGTATGGCTATACCAATGGGGGGTACAACTCATCGGTCGTCGTAGCGACGTGTGACCGCACCACCTTTGCAACAAGTGTCACGACGGCCTATGCAGTGGGGGCCCTCACCGCCGCCAGATATAATCATTATTCGCTGAGTGATGGAGCGGTCTATGGCTACGTGCTCGGTGGATATAACTCTGCCTTTACCGTCTTATCATCCGTCGAACGTCGCACATTCAGCACAGGTATTTCCGCTGCAATTAGTGCCACCCTCTCAACTGCTCGTACCGGGCGCTTGGCACAAGGATTATCGGATGGTGCGACCTATGGTTATACGATGGGCGGTTCTACATCGGGCGGTGTGGCGGGTGGTGTGAGCACGTCGGATCGCATCACCTTTAGCACAGCAACAATTGCCGCATCGACGATCAGTAATTTATCAGTAGCCCGATCAGATATTGCCACGGTTTCTGATGGGGCTACTTACGGCTATACGTGCGGTGGGTATAACACATCAATAGTTCCTGTAACAACAGGGGATCGTACAACCTTTAGCACTGGTGCAACTGCGGCCTTAACCAGTGCAAACTTGTCATCGGCACGGGCGTTGTTGGCAGGGGTCTCCGATGGAAATGTGTATGGGTATATCAGTGGAGGCGACACGGGTGGTGGAAATCATGTCACAACCACAGATCGGATTACGTTTAGTACTTCCGTGTTGGCGGCCGCTACGGCCAGTAATTTACCAGCAGCAAGAGGCATTTCCAATACCCTCTCCGACGGTGCCGTCTAACATCACACCTAAATACTCCTAGAGGTTTTCTATGTCTCAATGGATCGAATATTCACTTGTCGTGCTCAACGGTAGTGGTCTGCAACCCTATGAAACACTCGTTCCACTCGGGGTCAATTTTGATGGAGGCTACTATGTGGAAAATGGTCGCTATCGCGGTCGGTTGAGCGGCACACAAGAACAGATCGACAATGCCCTGCGGTCGCTGGTCATGTTTGGCGTGCAGCCCCTCACCGAATCGGATATACTGGGCATCGTGGAACGTGTCGTGCCGACCAACTCGCTGGTGCGGAGTGCGACCCCCGATGCCCCCGAACAATATCTCGGCCCCGCATCCTTGACCGACACATTAGAGATTACCCGACCTCTTTCTGCCACCCCGTTCTAACTTTAATGATGGAGTAGACAATGGAACACACGATGACTGAAGCGTTAGCGACGATTGAACGTAATGTGCGTCAGCAGGAACTGTTAGAAGATTTTGACGCAATTCAGATGGCACGCACCCCCGAAGTGCTGAAACGCTTCGTGGTCGGTGCGCAAGCGATGGATCATCCCGCCCAAGGCTGGGCGCAATGCGTCTTGGAATTGCAAATCAAGTATGATGATATTCGACGCGCCAAGATCAACTCGGAACTCATTCAGATCGAAATCGACGAACTCGAAAAAGAAAACACACCCAAGTCATTGCTCAATGCAAAACTCAAGCATATCGATCTGGAAGCACAAGATCGAGCAATGCTCGGCGCGATTCGTGAGTTCCAGTCGCTCTATGCGATCTACAAAAACTACGGCAAACGCTACTCTCGCGATGAACTGGATGCGTCACAGGTCGAATATTGGCAGAACCGCTTGACGCGCCAAGCCTTGCAGGAGCAGCAGTCACGTCAGTTGGGAATCGGCCCCGGCAATCTGGAAGCGTTGCGAGAGATCGACTTGTCACCACTGGCGCTGCCGTCACCCACAGAAGCGTTGAAACTGCCTGCCTCGCGCATTGACGACATCATCAAGACGGAAGATCGGTTCCTCGCACAACCTGCGGCGGATGATGTGGCAGCCGTGCAGCGACGCTACTTGGAAACCGGCAAACAGCGTATGCTCATCGTGACGCTGACGGCGAGTGAAACGCAGCCGGAGACGGTGCCGGCACTGGAGCGCCCGTATAGCATTCCTGCGACCGTCGAACGTCGGCGTCATTGCATTCACGGGATGACCATCGACCGTGGGTATACCGAAGCGGTGTTGCAAGCGATTCGCGAGGGCGCCACGCATCTGATGTGCATCGAAGACGATACGTTCCCGCCGCTGGATGCGATTGAACGCTTATTGGCGCACGACACGGATATCGTGTGTGGCTGGTATCCGAAGCGTCAGCCGGGGCCGCGTGTCGGCGTGCCCATCGTGCTAGAGAACGGGAAGCGCAAGACGCTGGATAATCCCGATGCGACGAATGGGTTGGTGGAACTCTACACGGTGCCGATGGGCTGCACGTTGATCAAGACCGACGTGTTCAAGCATATTGAGATGCCGTGGTTTGTCACCACAGGGCAACTCACACAGGATAGTTTCTTTAGTCAAAAGGCACGCGATGCGGGGTATACGCTATGGTGCGATACGTCGATTCGCTGCGAACACCGCGACCGAGAGACAGGGGTCGTGTACGTCTAACTAACCGATGGCGATCACCAAACTCGAAAACGACGCACTCTCGAACACGGTCACGGCCAACGTCGTGTCGATGTCGTTTGGCAACAGTAGCGTCAATACCGTTGTCACGTCGAGTGGGATTACGCTATCGAATACGGTGACGACCCAAGCGTTTGCGGTACCGCTGGTCGCAGGCGAAACACTTGCGGCGTTAGATGCGGTGTATGTGGAACCCGCGCTGACAAGTGGTACCGCAGGGCGTGTCTATAAGATGGATGCGGATGTGCTGGTCAAGAGCACCCAAGCGTTCTTCGCGGGGGTTGCATTGGCAGGGGCGTCCGCAGGTGCGAACGTCAACATTCAAACGAGTGGTATTGTCTCGGGGTTCGTGGGGTTAACGGCAGGGGCGATGTACTATGCGGGAAGTACCGCAGGGGCGATTACCGCCACCAAACCCTTACATCCACTGCCGGTCGGAATCGCAGTCTCGACCACGCAGTTGTATATCAACATTGGCAACAAGCGAGAAGATGAGCAGTCAGAGAATGTGTCGGCGGTGTATGGGTATGCGTTAGGTGGATATTCGGGTGCGTATGCTGCTACGGGAGATCGTATTACCTTTAGCACGGGTGCGACGGCTGCCAGTACTGTCAGTAATCTAACATATACAAGTTATTATCCGGCCGCCGTTTCTGACACCTCTGTGTACGGTTATATTGCTGGTGGCGCGACAAACTCTGGTGTATATGTTACGACCGCGAACCGTATTACTTTTGCTACCAGCGTGACGGTGGCCAGCACCGTTAGTAACCTATCGCAAGGTCGTCAAGCACTAGTGGGTATTTCTGATGGGGCCGTGTATGGCTATACAATGGGGGGAAGTAGTGGCTGGCACGTTGTAACTGCTGAACGTATTACATTTACTTCTGGTGTCACCGCCGCGAGTACGGTGAGTAATTTATCACAAGCACGAAGTAATTTATCCGGCTTATCGGATGGTTCGGTATACGGATATGCTATGGGTGGTTACAGTGGCTCTCCCGGTTATGTGGCCCCAGCCGATCGCACAACGTTTAGCACCGGTGCTACCGCTGCCAGTACCGTAAGTAATTTATCTCAAGCCCGTGCCAATTTAACAGGCGTATCCGATAACGCTACGTACGGATATACACTCGGTGGTGAAACAGGGGCATCGGTCGCTACCGCAGACCGCACCACATTTAGCACAAGTGCTACGGCCGCCTATACGGCCGCGAATCTATCACTCGCACGATATGTGATGTCTGGAGTTTCAGATGGTAACGTGTATGGGTATGCATTAGGTGGAACTTCTGGTACGATTGTTACTACTGCTGACCGCATCACTTTTAGTACAGGCGCGACGGCTGCATATACCGCCGCCAATTTATCACAAGCACGCTACGGTGCTGGATGCGTCTCCGACGGTGCCGTCTAACTCCTAAATATTCGTATGGCATTCACTAAGATCGAGAACGACGCCCTCGCAAACACCGTCACCGCCAACGTCACGTCGCTCTTTACCGGTAACAGCACCGTCAACACCACCATCACCGCAGGGTCGATCACCACCTCCAATACGATTATCGCAACAGGCTATGTGGTATCGTTCACCGCAGGAGAAACCCTAGCCGCACGGGATGCGGTGTACATCGAGCCCGCATTGACCAGCGGTACTGCGGGACGTGTCTATAAGATGGATGCGGATGTCTTGGTGAAGAGTACCCAAGCGTTCTTTGCGGGGTTTGCGCTCGCGAGTGCGTCAGCGGCTGCGAGTGTGAATGTGCAGATTAGCGGCATCGTCTCGGGGTTCTCGGGCTTGACAGTGGGGGCGTTGTATTATGCGGGGAGCACCGCAGGCGCAGTGACCGCGACGAAACCGTTACATCCGTTGCCGGTAGGCATTGCGGTGTCTGCAACACAGATCTTGATCAACCCCGGCATCAAACGCGAACAGGAACAGTCAGAGAACGCATCAGCAATATATGGTTATGTGATGGGTGGAACGACGGGCGCAGTCGTGGCTACCACAGACCGCACTACTTTCAGCACCGGTGCGACAGCGGCCAGTACCGTGAGCAATCTTTCGGTCGCAAAAGCTACCCCATATGCTATTAGCGACACCACGGTGTATGGATACGCCGCGGGTGGCACGACGGGTGCGTATGTTGCTACCACAGATCGTATTACCTTTGCGACCAGTGTGACCGCGGCGTATGCGACCGCAAATTTACCGGCCGCGGTTGGTGATGGCCATCTCAATGGGTTGTCTGATGGGGCGATTTACGGATACCGATTGGGCGGGTATTCTTCTACGTATAACTCCACGGCGGATCGTCTCACCTTTACCACGGGAATATTTGCGGCCAGTACCGTGAGTAACTTATCAACCGCTCGCTATGGTACATCCACCGTCAGTGATGCAGGCACGTATGGTTATAATCTCGGTGGTAACACGGGTGCGGATGTCACCACAGCGGATCGTGTGACGTTTAGTACCAGTGCGACGGCCGCGTACACTGCCGCAAATCTCTCTCAAGATCGACGCTATGCCGCAGGTGTGAGTGACGGGGGCATTACCTACGGATATATTCTTGGTGGTCGGCGGCAGTCATCCAGTAGTGAAGTGACGACCGGTGATCGTCTCACATTCAGCACGGGTGCCACTGCGGCGAGTACGGTATCCAATCTCGTGACAACACGAGCGATTATGCCTGCGGTGAGTGATGGTACGGTATATGGTTACATCGCAGGTGGTAGCACGAATTTTGCAATCAGCAGCCCTACAACCTCCGCAGAGCGCATCACTTTTAGTACCAGTGCGACGGCTGCATATACGACGGCTAACTTATCACAAGCCCGATATGGTCTTAGTGGTCTCTCTGACGGCGCTGTCTAACCCCACCTAAATACATCATATGGGCTACCTCGGACGACAACCTTCTATCGGGCGCTTCGCACACCTTGACGACATCACGTCATCGTTCAATAGTGCGTGCACCACGTTCTCGCTGACACAATCGTCGGTGCCACTTGTTCCCGGTGCCGCCTCGAACCTCATCGTCAGTTTGGGTGGTGTGTTGCAGGAACCCGAAGTCGCCTACACCGTGAGCGGATCGACCATCGTGTTCTCCGCCGCCCCCGCGAATACCCAACCGTTCTTTGGCATTCTGTTGGGGGATGTGCTCGACGTGGGGCAGGTGTCGCAGGGTGCGGTGATCAATGCGTCGTCATTCAGTGTGGGCGCGAATGTCGTTATCAATACCTCTGCGGTATTTGTAGGCAATAGTACTGCGAATGTCATTCAAACAAGTAGTGCTGTCACCGTTGGGGCGAATGTGGTTGCGAATACGTCAACAGTATTTCTTGGAAATTCTACGGCGAATCTTGTTCTCACCAGCACCAGTCTTACGATTGCCAATTCAACCGCGAATCTGGTTCTTACTCCGACTGACATTTATTCCGTGGCGTGGACAGATTACACCGCATCATCCACCATCACGGGATGGTCGTCATTTACAGCAAATCGTAAAATTATTAAATATAAAAAAATTGGCAAATTAGTATTTGTGCAATGGCATTTGGAAGGTACCAGTAATGCCACGTCAGTATCCTTTACTCTTCCGTATACGTGTGTAAATAATACCGGAACCGGGTATCCATCCGCCTATGGTACATGGTTTGGATATGATAATGGTGCATATCTTTCAACAATTCAAAGCACCTATATTTCAGCAGGTTCGTCTTTAGTCGAACATCGCACATCTCCCGGCACAGCGGCAGGTTGGACGGCAAGCGGCACTAAAATATCCAGCGGCACATTATTCTATGAGTCTACGACATAACCTCTAAATACTCATATGGCATACCTCGGTCGCCCACTCGCTACGGATAAAACCACCCGCACGAAGAAGATCGACTCGCTCGCCGCGTCGTTCAATAGTGCCTGCACGGTGTTCAATCTGACCTCCAGTGGGGCGGCCGTCTATCCTGCGACCTCGAAAAATCTGCTCATTAGCATCAACGGTGTCATTCAGGAACCCGATGTCGCGTTCACTGTGAATGCGGCAACGATTACCTTTACCTCGGCACCTTCGACGGGCGCGACGTTCTTTGGCGTGCTCAACGGCGAACCGAATGATTTATTGCTGACACCCTCCGTCACCACGTTGACGATTGGGTCGAACGTGAGTGCGAATGCGACCACGGTGTTTGTGGGAAATAGCACGGCGAACGCCGTGCACACCTCAGCAGGATTTACTGTGGGTGCGAACGTGACGATGAATGCCTCCACCCTGTTTGTAGGCAATAGTTCTGTCAATACCGCGATTACCGCCGGTGCGATTACGTTGAGTGGTGTGGCAATTGGTGGCGGTGACGGTGACCAGATTGTGTTAGCCACGCAAATCTTCGGAGGTCGGTAAGATGCACGCACTAAATATGTGTGAGGTTCGGTAATGGCCACATTCTCAAAAGTTCTTCTCTCGGGCAGTTCACAGGGTAAAGGCATCAAGGTCGCGGCAACTTCCAGTACCGGCACGACGATTCACGCTACGGGCACGTCATCCAGTATTATTGATGAGGTGTGGCTGTGGTGTGTGAACTCCTCAACGACCGCAGTGAAACTCACGGTGCAATATGGCGGGACGACCTCACCCGATAATGATATTGAAGTGACGGTGCCGGGTGAATCTGGATTAATGCTCGTCGCGCCGGGGTTGCCGGTGACGGGTACGGGTGCTGCGGCCACGACCATTTATGCCTTTGCGGGCACGACGAATGTGCTGGTGATATATGGCTATGTTAATCGTATTACCTAAACGAGACGAGCGATGAGTTTACGATTAGGTACGGGCAGTGGCCCGTTGGGTAGTGCAGGGATGGTGAGTTTATGGAACTCACCGAGCTTGCTTGTTGCCTCTGTTCAACGTGGATCTACATCGATCACTGGGGCAAACTACTCCGCAACCTCTACCATTAGCAGTGTAAACACAAACTATAGTGTCGTAAGCTGCCGAGGGAATGGAAATGGCGGAGTTGCGAATCGGTCATTAATTCCATATATCCAGTTAACGAATGCAACGACGTTAACGGCAACTCGCCCATATCAGGATGGAAGTAACTCCTCAACTATTTATTGGGAAGTCATCGAATTCTACCCGGGAGTTGTGCGAAACATCCAATCGTTTAGTTTGAGTTTTACTGGAGGCCCTACACCGACCGCAACGCTTACGACGTTTAATACAAGTAAAAGTTTATTGTTTTATCGTGGCGTAGATCAGCCGGGTGGGTATGGTGGCGATCTAGCATCTTATACGGCCTATCCAGTTACAAACGTAGATAGTAGTACGCAAGTTTCTGGTAGTATCGGTGCCTGGGGTGACGGCCGTATTTTTGCTACATTAGTAGAGCTTTATTAAAGGTGCATACAATGAATCGACAATTACAAATTCGCAACGGGCAAGCAGAAACCGAATGGTCGGGAGCAAACGGATTTCCTATACCACCATCGGATGAATGGATCTTTGTGGATGTCACCGACCGCCCCGACGCCACCGTCGGCATGCGCTACGACGCCGCGACCGACACGTTTTCACCCGCACCTGTCGTTCCACGCACCATCGTGAGCAAAGCACAGGTGGTCGGTGTGCTGACGGCACAGGAGTGGTCGGAAATGAATAAGTATCATCCGACCGCAGACGCCCCCTATAATGATGCAGAAGTATTCTGGGCGATTACGCAGTTCAATCTCGCGGATCGCATTAATCTCGCAGACCCGCGTATCACGCAGATTTTTACGATGCTGGTGGGAAAGAACTTGTTGAGTGAGGCACGAGCCGCGGAGATCACCGCGGCACTTCTCGCATTGGCCTAACTACTCGTTGGTAAGCATTTCCACGAAGTATTCTACATCCAACTCATCGGACATCCCAAACAGCCATTCGTCGGGGGTGTCCCGTGCAGTCTTCTAAATATCGGTATGGCCACTATCGATCCACTGACACTTGCAAATACGTTCGAAGATCTTGTCACAACCGTCAATGCGGTAGCGACGGAACTCAACACGAATGTATTGAAAATTGGTGACATCTCCGGTAATTTGGTCGTCGAGCAGATCACGACGAATACGCTGACGGTTCTCGCGACGACGAGTCTGCGTGGAAACACCTCTGCAAACGCCAATCTAACTGTCAACGCCACGATCAATACCGTCGCGCTGGTCGTCAGCGGAAACGCATCAATTGCCACATTGAATGTGAGCACAAACACAAGTACCGGTAATCTGACGGTCAGTGGCACACTCACTCTCAATGGCGCCGCGATCAATACGACGGCTGTTCCCGAAGGCACCAATCAATACTATACCGATACTCGCGCACGTGCCGCGGTAAGCAATGGCGCGGGTATTGGCTATAGTAACAGCACCGGCGTCATCACGAATCTTGGTGTCACCGCACTTGCTGGGCAACTACCAATCTCCGTCAATGCATCATCGGGAAGCGTTGCGGTTTCGATCTCGGACACTCCGTCATTCACAACCGTGACGACAGGCAACGTCGTGGCCAATACTACAGCACTGGCCGTCGGCGCGAATGTGGTCAGTAACACGTCAGCGATTGTCATAGGGAACAGTAGCGTCAATACGACGATTACGTCTTCCGCGATTACGACGGGCCTCGTGGTGCCCGTAGATCGAACCATTACTGCTAATGGTAGCACTGGCACTTCTGGACAGGTGCTCACGTCAAATGGAACGACTGCGTATTGGAGTACCGTCTCGGGTGGAAGTAGCGCAGGTGGAAATGGTGCGGTGCAATATTGGAACACCAGCACCAACGCGATTGATGCATCAGCGAACCTGTCGTTTACCGGCAGTGTACTCACACTTGGAAACTCCTCTGTCAATACCAGTCTGAATAGTTCCGCGCTGCTCGTCAGTAGCGTATCGCTGGGCGCAAACGTCTCGTTGAATGTGTCCGCGTACTTTGTTGGCAACAGTTCCGTCAACACCGCGATTACCGCAGGCAGTATCGGGTTGAATGGCGCTGTCGTCAACTCTACCGTGTTTACGGGTACATCGTATTCGGCGAATAACACCACGTATCTCAATGGTCAAGCCGCTTCCTACTATACGAACGCGACGAACATTACTACGGGCACATTGGCCAACGCGCAGTTGTCGGGTGCGTATACCGGCATCACCGGTCTTGGTACTCTCAGTACACTTACCGTATCGGGCAACACCACAATAGGCGCGAACCTGATCGTTGCGAACAGCACAGGTGTCTATGTGGGAAATGCTGCGGTGAACGGTTCCGTCACCAGCGCACTCCTGAGTGTGCGACGCAGCGGGTCGTCAATGGAGTTCGGCGCGGCCAACGATGGGTTTCAGTCCGTTATTGGCAGTGAAACCACTGGCGCGCCTTTCATCGCATTCAACTGCGAAGCCGGTACCAACAGCGATACCTATCGCACACGCGGCACACGTGCTGGTGCGGTACTGCGTGCGGATGCAGGCAACGTCATCATCGGATATGTGGGCACTGCAAATACAGACAATCAATCATTACTTGAATTGCTTCGCGTCAGCGGGAGTGCCGGCTCTGTCAGCGCCAACGGTATCGTGCGATGTGACACGACTTCCGGAAGACTCGTCGTGCCGGTAGGTGCGAATAAGTACGCGACAACATAATCATGGCTAAGACCGCAGGCAGTGTGTGGGTATCCGGAAACACGTTTCATTATATTGACGCTTCGGGCGTTGAATGGTATGCGATTGGGAGCAATACAGGTCTTGTCTCGAATGCGGTCGCCGGTTCCATCTGGGTCGAAAACAGTAATCTCGCGTACATCGACGAGAACCAATACAAGCGCACACTGAATGTCGCGACGATTGCGAGCCGCGCTAATTCTGTCGCGGGGTCGCTATGGGTGTCGAACACCTCGGGCACCAGCGCGAATACCGGTAATGTGCAACTTCGCATCATCGGCACCAATAATTACGAGTATGCAGTGCATGATGATGTGTCGCATACCGATGTGCCGCATAGCGACATTACGCACACCGATAGCGTAACTCATTACGATTCACATAGTGATACTGCCGGCTATAGTGATCACAATGATTATTATTCATCTCATACAGACTATTCCGACTCGTATCATGATGACTCGCACACCGATACATATTATCACAACGATGCGCCGGAGTATCATGAAGATTATGGCGACTCTCATACCGATAATCACGCCGATCATGGCGATTATTTCAACGATGGGCACGTCGATTCGCATACGGATTCTGTGCATAGCGATTCACATAGCGATAGTGCCACACACAACGATGTGGCACATGCGGATGTGACGCACAGTGACGTTGCGCATAACGATCAGCCCGTCTACGTAGGATAAGATTATGGCAAAAACAGCAGGTAGCATTTGGGTCGCCGGAAACACCGTACATTACATCGATGCATCTGGTGTCGAGTGGTACGCGATTGGCAGCAATACCGGTTTAGCATCTGGTGCTATTGTGGGTTCGTTGTGGGTGGAAGGCACCAATCTTCGCTATGTTGATGCCAGTGGGTTTGCCCGCACACTCAACGTCACATCGATTGCGAACCGCACAGGCGCTATTGCGGGTTCTATTTGGGTGTCGAATAGCGGAGGCACGAGTGCCTCCACTGGAAACGTACAACTGCGGATTATCGGGAACAATAACTATGAGTATGCGGTGCATGATGATATTGCACACACTGACTCACATAGTGATAGTGTAAGTCATGGCGACGCGGCCGGCTATAGTGATCACGACGATTATTATTCATCTCATACAGACTATTCCGACTCGTATCATGATGACGTACATACCGATACGTATTTTCACAACGATGCGCCAGAGTGGCATACAGATTATGGTGACACTCATACCGACAATCATGCGGATCATGCCGATTATTTCAGCGATGGGCACGTCGATGTGCATACGGATTCTGTGCATAGCGATAGTTCCTCTCATGACGACACACACAGTGACGTCGCACATAACGATCAACCCGTCTACGTAGGTTCATAGGAGAAAGTAGTTTATTATGAGTATTGAAGTTAGACCTGTAGGTGTTACGTGCAACATACAATGCAAGTATTGTTACGAAACGGAAATGCGCAATGTGCAAAAATCTCACAAGTATGACCGTAAGGCCGTGCTTGCAGCCATCGACAAGCTCAAGCCGGACGAATACTTCTCCTTGTTTGGGGGCGAAGCTCTCATTCTTTCTCTCAAAGATCTAGACGAACTGTTACAGATCGCGCACACACGTTTTGGCCATTCGGGTGTGCAAACGAATGCGTCGCTCATTACCGAAAAACACATCGAACTCTTCATCAAATATAACACGCATGTGGGCATCTCAATGGATGGCCCCGATGAACTGAACGATAGTCGATGGGCAGGCACTTTAGAGGCGACACGAAAACAGACACAACGTACCATGTGGGCATTGAAAGAACTCTGCGGCCGCGCGGTCACCACTCCGCATTTACTCCCCAGTTTGATCGTGACGCTGCATGCCGGCAACTGCCGAGCGGATCGCTTTCCTCGATTTCTTGAATGGTTGCACGAACTAGACACAATGGGTGTGCGTCATGTCAATATGCATTTGATGGAGATGGATCATAAAGCGCACGAACTGTATCTTCCTAGTGAGGAGATTGCAGATCGGCTGATTGAGATCTGGAATATCCTGCCTTCATTCAAACAGTTGCGCATCTCCAAGTTTGACGAGATCCTGAAACTCCAGCGCGGGAACGGAGATTCAGTCGTATGTCATTGGAAACCTTGCGACCCGTGGAATACCAGTGCAGTAAATGGTATTGAGAATGATGGTTCGCCGTCGCATTGTTCACGCACCAATAAGGATGGTCAAAACTGGTTGCCGGCCGAAGGATGCGGCACGAAAAACGGTGCTTCAACGTTTATCGGTCATCCCGGTGCTCGACATTTTGAACGACAACTTGCGTTGTATGTCACGCCGCAGGAATACGGTGGATGTCAGGGATGTGAATATTGGCTCATGTGTTACGGGCAATGCCCCGGTGAAGGCGCGAATCACGATTGGCGCATGCGCTCCACGTACTGCGGCACCTTCAAGCGTCTATTTGCGGAAGGCGCACGACGACTTCGCGCCGCGGGTGAAGTGCCGTTTTCCGAGCACCCCAAGCGCACAGAAATTGAAGCGCAGATGTACGCCGCATGGTCGCAAGAAGAAACGCCATATTTGAGTAAGTACACGCAGCCGTCATCGAGCACCACACCCGCGACGAAGCACGGTGACCAGCACGGCGATCATACGGATACACAGCCCCATACGCACGATGACGTTCCCCACGGTGATTATTCTGATCATGGAGATCATACAGATGTCAACAAGAGATAATGTTCCGGTACTCCCGGATTGGACACGATGGTCATGGCGCAGTGCTGATGAACGCGAGTGGTGGCAACCATTGTTCACGCGTGCGAGTAATGCGTATCAAGATGTCGAACGATTGGCTGTTGTGCACGGTCTGCGACCCGCCGCGTTTCAGAATGTTCCTTCCGATGGTCTTATTGAGGCCACCCGCTGGGCTGCGCGGCATAACATTCTATGCGTACCACAAACTACCGTAGGTGTTGCCTCTTCGTATAGCAGCACCTCTCAACCCATTCGCGATGGAAAATTCGTCTATCGGGTTTTGTATTTGAACCCGCAATACTATGACCGGGCGTTTCCACAAACCGATGCGCAGTATGGCGAACTCTTAGGCTATCCCGCCTGCTGCCGAGACGCGTATGATGCCACATGGGGCGCGGGTCGTGTCGATAGCACGTGGGAACAAACACGCGAGGGTGCGCATCCGAATAGCGACCCCTACGCGAGCACCCTATTGCGCTGGATGGGCCTGCGTTTGGTGTCGCATATGCCGTGTTCCTATACGTGCGACGCGTCGCAACGCATCGGTCACGCGATGTTTGATTTGGGTTGCGCACATGGATACCGTGAGGAGATGCACACCATTCGTGAAGTCTTGTCATGGCCGCTAAAGTGGTCACGACTATTTGGTATTGCGGAGATCGTCACACCTGCGTTGAAGATCTCAACACGCAGCGACTGGACGCCGCAGAAACAGCAGTTCTTTCGTACGGGGCACTATGAGCGTGTTCGAAAGACGCTATGGAAGGATAATCAATTTTCGTCTGCAGAAGGCATGCGTACGACTCACGAAGATATGATCCCTGCGTTAGCGACGCAATTACCGGAGCAGGCACGTGTGTTGGATCTCGGATGCGGAAATGGGCATCTGCTGCGACGACTAACTATATATAGACCAGATATTCGTATTGCGGGAGTGGATACGAACGCTGACGCGATTCATCGTGCCCAACATCCGATTTCTCCGACAGCACGGTTTACTGCGGCTCGTATTCAAGACGGCACATGGCGCGACTGGAACCCTACAGCGGTGCTGTTTAATCCTGCACGTCTGACGGAAATGTCTCCGTCAGACGCAAGTAATGTTGCGGCGTGGATTCGAGAAATACCATATCAGTTTCCATATTGCTATAGTGATTGGCAAGCAAAAATCGACGTGCGCACCTTGTGTGAACAATATCATGTGGGCACACCCGCGCCCCTGATTCGTACACCGAACGTGGAAATGGGAGTCATGACAACTTTTACCTAAATATAGACATCTATGCCACTGATTACACCGATACAAACTACCGATACGTTCCGCACATGGGTCACCCGTACCAATACGGTTATTGATCTTTTGAATAGCAATACCGTCGTTGTGGGCGGCAATGCTATCGGTGCCTTCACGATTGGTAATTCTTCCCATACAAATACGAGTCTGTCGCTTAATGGCGGAAAAACGCTCGCGAACTTGAGTGGTCTTTTTCTTGCGGGAAACTCGACATTTGGCGCCAACGTCTCTGTCAATAGTTCCGCGCTGGTCGTCAGTGTGTCCGCGAATACGACACTATTCCAGTCGCCCGGTGGAACCGTCGTTAACGCCAGCCCGCTATCGGTGAATGCTGCCGCCACATTTAATGGTGCGGTCACATTTACCGCATCTGGGCCACTGACAATCGGTAATGTTGCATCATTTGCAAGCAACGTTTCCGTTGCGAACAATCTGGTGGCATCGAACACCGCCTACATGCGGTCAATTCTGTTCAGCGAAAGTGGAGCAGTTATTGCGGCTACCGTGTCGTCAGCACAATACGACAATTACAATCCCAGTGGATTGCACGATGCGCAAGTCGTGCACATGAATCCGGATACGCAGAATATTATTCTGACGGGTATTGTCGCTCCCACAAACCTGTCTATCGGTGCTAAAGTACTATACCTTCAGAACCTATCCGGTTCCTATAAGATTACGCTCAAGAGTGAAGACCCGTCATCGAGCGCCCTGAACCGATTCAAGACTGTCTCCAACCAAGATGTTGACGTGCCACCCGGTGGTTCAATTCCGCTATTGTACACCACAGCCACAGGTCGTTGGCGGTTATTGGCGGCACCTGCAGGCACCAGCACGACATTATCTGTGTCTGGCGCCGCCACATTCAGTGATACCGTCAATGTGACGGGTGTGGCGTCATTTACCAGTAACGTCGCGGTTGATAGCAACGTCTTGTTTGTCGATACCGTCAACAACCGTGTCGGCGTGAATATCAGTTCACCCACATCTCCGTTACACGTCGTAGGCAATTCGCTATTCGGTAATGTGACGATAGGTGGAACCGCAAGTATTACCGGGGCGGCCACGTTCAGCAATACCGCATCCGTGACCGGCGCGGTGAATGCATTGAGCACTTTCGGTGTGACAGGCGCAGTCAATGCGCTGAGTACCTTGGGCGTGACAGGCGCAGTCAATGCGCTGAGTACATTCGGGGTCACAGGCGCCACCACACTCAATAGCACACTCGCCGTATTGGGGGCCGCGGATTTGCGAGCGAATGTCAGTGTCAATGCGATTGCACGTTTCGATAGCACCGGAGGCCGCCTCGTGCTGCCTGTCGGTACCAATAAATGGGCTTCGTAACCTTTTATGGCCATTCCAACTACACGTAACGATTTCAAATCGTATTGCCTTCGCGCTCTTGGCGATGGTGTACTTCAGATCAACGTCTCTGATGCGCAAGTGGAAGATCGCATCGATGAGTCGCTATACGTCTATCAGCAGTATCACATGGATGCGGTGGTCAAGACGTATATGCGCCATGAGGTAACGGGCAGCACACTACTGTTTACCGGAGCGACCACGGGAACCTTTACCAATAGTGAAATGATTGTCGGTCAAACGTCAAACGTGCAAGGCATCGTCACGCGTACCGTCAATTCAACTTCCATTATTTTCTTTACGGTCGCCTCATCCAATACCGGCGCTGCGACCACAGATAGTTACAGTGATACCGCTCGCAAGACGTTTGTGGCGGGAGAAGTTGTTCTGGGCAAGCAATCGGGCGCGACTGGTACTGTGGCAGCCAACGGTGTGACGTTTGGCGACATGGACAACAAATGGTTTCCCGTTGTCGATTCGGTGATTGGCATTACAAAGGTATTTCCCCCGTTCGATTCGCGCATCTCTGCGGATATTCTGTTCGACCCGCAGTCGCAGTTCAATATCTCGCTGTTGTCGAACTTCACCTCCAATTCAATCATCCCGTATCACATTGGTCGTTCGTATCAGCAGTTGCTGAACGACACATTCCGTGGTCGGCCATCGGTGCGCTTCTCACGACACATGAATCGTCTCTACGTCGATGTGAACTGGTATGCAACATTCGCGCCCGGTCAGCACATTGTGCTTGAAGGGTATCGCACCATCGACCCCGCAGCGTATACCGATGTATGGAGTGATCGGTGGTTGCAGCGGTATGCCACATCCTTGATCAAGCGTCAATGGGGGTTGAATCTTTCCAAGTACACGGGCATCGCATTACCCGGCGGAGTGAATCTTGACGGTCGTGCGATTCTGTCAGAAGCGCAACAGGAAATTCGCGATTTGGAAGAACAAGTGCGCACAGAGTTTCAGGAACCGCCGCAGTTTATTGTTGGCTAAACCGTCATGATCAATCCCTATTTTAATCAGACGACATTTGCTACAGAGCAAAATTTGGTCGCCGATCTGATTGATGAATCCATTCAGATCTACGGCCACAACGTCTACTACTTGCCGCGTTCTGAAGGCAACATCGATGCGTTTCTGGGCGAAGATCCACTAGCGAACTTTCAAGATGCGATTGAAGTCGAGATGTACGTCAAGTCGTACGAAGCATTTACGGGTCAATCTGAGTTCATCAGCAAATTCGGGTTACACATCGAAGATCAGATCACACTCGTTGTGTCGCAGCGACGGTTTGCAAATACGGTGACGGCAGGTGATGCAACGATTGTGCGACCTCGCGAAAATGATCTTATCTATATTCAGATGACGCCGACAAATCGGTATTTGTTTGAAATCCGATTTGTGGAAAACAAAGAAGAACTGTTCCAGTTAGGTAAACTTTACACCTATGAGCTTCGGTGTGAGATGATGAACTTCACGAACGAAGTCGTCAACACTGGCAATACTGATGTCGATGCTGTCGCCTCACGTGATGCATACACGATTGCGCTCGTCATGAACGCGGGCGGAAATGGTACCTTCACGATTGGTGAAACTGCCTATCAAGGTGCGAACCTTGCATCCGCGACAGCGACGGGCGAAGTCTATCAATGGACAGCGAATACGCGCACGCTCTTGGTGCAGCAGATCACGGGCACCTTCGCGAATGTCACCACGGTACGTGGTGCGAACAGTAACGCGGCATGGGTCGTCAGCAATACCACACCGAATACGGCACCGACGATTCACGATCCGATCAGCGACAACGAGTTCTTGCAAGGCAATCCCTTGGGTGTCGTTGTCACTCGCGGCACACACATGTTAGACGATTAGCATATGCACACGCATTTCAAGCATCTTCTTCTCCGTCGCTATCTGTTAGCGTTTGGGTCACTGTTTGACAGCATCACGATTACCCGTGAGAATGAAAGCGGCGCCGAGACGTTTCGTGAACAGGTGCCGTTAGAATACGGCCCCAAAGAGCGATGGTTGACGCGACTCACGCAAGATCCAGAATTTCTGCGTGGTGTGGCACAAGTCGTGCCGCGCATTTCGTATGAGTTGTCGAATATCGCATACGATCCGTCGCGGAAGATGAACACGCTCAATAATCTCAAGTTCAACAGCAATGAAGAACATAAGTTAGCAAAATTGTATGTCGGGGTGCCGTATACGCTAACGATGACGCTTTCCGTCTTGACAAAACTGCAACAGGATGGTATGCAGATTGTTGAACAGATTCTTCCATTCTTCACTCCCGATTATACGATTGCTGTTCGACCGTTAGCGAACTATCCGGATCTTGTTGATGTGGTGCCGATTACGCTGCAAAGCGTGTCACATTCGGATAATTATGAAGGCGATTTTGTCACGCGCCGCGTCATTATCTGGACACTGGAATTTTCGATGAAGGTGTTCTTTTATGGCCCAGTCAAGGATAGTAAGCGTATCGAAGAAGTCATCGTCAATCTGTATAACTCTCCGTATGAAGATCTGTCAGCACCGAATGCGAACACGCTGCCAAAGGTGACGATCACGGTGCAAGCGGATCCCGCGAATCAGACGATCAACAGTACGTCAACAACGATTACGTCGAATACGACGATTACGGAAGACTTCACATACGAACCTGATTAGGTATGACGAAACAATTAGATGAAATATTTGATGTCGAACCCACGTTAGTGGCCAATGCATCGACGGCGCTCGCGACTACGACATCGACTGAACTTGTGGTGGCAGAACCCGTCGAGGCCCCTCCGAATGGTGCGTTAGAAAAAGATTTTCAATATGCCCGCACCACGATCACCGATAGCATCAATGATGTCAAGGAAGCGGCAAAAAGCGCCATTTTGTTAGCGCAGAGTGGGGACAGCCCGCGAGCGTATGAAGTCGTCGCCACGATGCTCACCGCTATTGTCAATGCGAACAAAGAACTAGTGCATTTGCATAAAGCACGAAAAGACGCCTCTACAGAAGTCAAAACGGATCAAAACGAAAGCAACGTCACAATCGAAAAAGCTGTGTTTGTCGGACGCGCTGCTGATTTGTTACGAGAGCTTCGTTCTATCCAAAAAGACACTAAGTAAGTGAACGCATATGCCTAAGAGTACCCGCTCTGAAAAGGGGTATAACGGGAACCCCAACCTGCCGCTTCCCAACGAACAAGTCTCGCTTACACAAGCAGAACTTGAAGAGTATGTGAAATGCGCGAACGACCCGTTCTACTTCATCAATAACTACGTTAAGATCGTGCACGTCGATCATGGTATCGTGCCGTTCAAGATGTGGCCGTTCCAAGAGAGCATCATCGACGTCTTCGAAAACAACCGATTCGTTATCTGCAAGATGGCGCGTCAGTCGGGAAAATCGACCGTCGTGGTGTGTGGATATTTTCTCTGGTTCATTACCTTTCATCCGGATGTAAGTGTTGGCATTCTTGCGAATAAAGAAAACACTGCGATTGAGCTGTTGCGCCGATTGAAGCAGTCGTATGAGTATCTGCCCAACTTCCTAAAGCAAGGCATTCTCAAGTGGGATCAGAAGCTCATCATGCTCGCGAACAACTCCCGCGTACGTGCGGAAAGCACCAGTGCCAGCGCCATCCGCGGCGACACGTTCAACATTCTGTTCCTCGATGAGTTTGCGCACGTGCCTGAAAACATTGCGGGTGAGTTCATGACCTCCGTGTTTCCGGCAATCTCGTCTGGTAAGACGACGAAGTTGTTCGTCATTAGCACACCAAACGGATACAATCTGTTTTACAAGATTTGGAATGATTCGGAAGAAAAACGTAATACCTATAAGACGATTGGGTTTACGTGGCGTGATGTGCCCGGTCGCGACGAGCAATGGGCCGAGGAAATGCGCAAGAATCTTGGTGAGCAGGCATTCCAGCAAGAGTTTGAATGCTCGTTCCAAGGATCCGCAAACACGCTGATTCCGGGCTATAAACTCTCACAGATGACGTATATGACGCCTGTGGAAGATCGAGGCGATCTCAAGATCTACGTCAAACCCATTCGCGCTGACGAACGGGATCCCGCGCATGTCTATGTCATGACTGTCGATACGTCGCAAGGGCACGAACAAGACTATGCGGCCATTAGCGTCTTCGATATTTCAGTCGCGCCGTTTCGTCAAGTCGCGATGTTTCGACGAAACAATTTGGCACCGCAGTTGTTAGCACCCCTAGTCAAACAAATCGGCCAATACTATTGCAATGCGTTCGTGCTCGTGGAAATCAATGACGTGGGGTTGACGGTCGCGGATTCGCTGCACACAGAATTAGAGTATGAGAACATGATCTATGTGCGCTCACATCCCAAAAAAGGGCAAATGCTTGGAGGGGGGTTCAATCCCAAAGCGCGTATGGGATTGCGCATGACGCAAGCGACGAAACGTATTGGGTGTGCGCAACTTCGTGCGATGATTGAACGGGATCAATTGCTGATTACGGATTACCAAACACTTCGAGAACTCACGACATTTGTCGCGAAAGGCGGCACCTATCAAGCGGAAGAAGGCGCACATGACGACTGTGTGATGACGCTGGTGATTCTCGGATGGTTGACGGCACAAAGTGGATTTGAAAATTATGTGGGTCTGTCGATGCGTCGCATGCTCATGAACCAAGCGGAACCCGTTACGCTGGAGGAACCGTTTATAGGGTTTTTTGATGTACAACCAGAAGTCACATGGGAAGATGCAACATCGTCACGATATGCGGTGGTGGAGGATACGGATTTCTGGAAAACGTAAATCCCTAAATAACCATGTCGCCGCATAACAACGGCTTATTTCAGTCACTTACTCCATATTAGGAGAATGTTCTATGGCATTTCAAGTTTCGCCGGGCGTCAACATTTCAGAAATTGATCTGACCGCTGGCGTTCAAGCAGTTTCTCTTTCCGCAGGTGGTTTTGCTGGCCCGTTTCAGTGGGGCCCAGGCCTCGATGTTATCAATGTTAGTTCGGAAGAAGACTTGGTGCGTAAGTTTGGCAAACCAGATACAAACGTCTACGAATACTGGTTCACTGCGCAGTCGTTTCTGTCGTATTCCAACCAGTTAAAAGTGGTGCGTGCGCTGAGTGCGCGAGCACTGAATGCAACTGCCGCATTCAAGACGCTGACAGGTACTGTTGCGAATTCTAGTGCGACTGCATTGACAGGCACCGGGACACTCTTTCAGACAGAACTGAAAGTTGGTCAGAAGATCGTATTGGCCGGTAGCGTGGAAGCTACTGTCAACTCTATTGCCAGCAACACCTCGCTGACGGTGACGTCGGCGCTGTCGAATGCTGTGTCAAGTGCAACAGTCGCCGCGTATGGCGTGCTGGTGCAGAATGATGCGGATCACGACAACAACTACGCGTCAGGTGCTTCCGGATATGGCCTTGCATCCGCAAAATGGCCGGGCGATCTTGGCAACTCACTCAAAGTGAGTCTGTGCCCCAGTGCTGGCGCATTTAGCAACAGTGGCCTTACGGGCACACTTTCGCTGACTGCGGATAGCACCAGCGTGTCTGGCTCAGGCACATTGTTTTCCGGCGAACTGCTTGCTGGTGATTACATTGTGGCGAACGGAAAGTCATATCAAGTGTCATCCGTCGCGAGCAACACGGCATTGACGCTCGCAGAAGCTGCAGACGATACGGGTTCATTCACGACAGGTAACTGGTCGCGCAAGTGGGAATATAACTCACTGTTTGATGCGGCGCCGGGTACAAGTGATTGGGCTACGGCTCGCAGCGGATCGACAGATGAACTGCACGCGGTTGTCGTCGACCAAGACGGTCTGTTTACAGGCGTTCCCGGTACCGTGCTTGAGCGTTTTGCGTTCCTGTCAAAGGCATCGGATGCAAAGACGCTCAATGGCGATTCCAACTACTACGCAAACGTGCTCAACCGTCAGTCTGCATACGTATGGTGGATGGGTCACGTGGGCACCACAACCAACTGGGGTTCACCCTCAACGGGTCTGACGTTCGGTGCTGCGGTATTGCCATACACGAAGTCGCTTGATGGCGGCAACGACGCGAACGAAGTGATCAGTGCGGGTGAAGTGCAGACTGCGTACGATCTGTTCGCAGATGCGGATCAGTACGACATCTCGTTACTCGCAGCGGGCCCCGCGTCAATGGCTACCGCTGGATACCTCATCAGCAACATTGCAGAAGTTCGCAAGGATTGCGTGGTGTTCGTTTCACCGCTCAAGGCTAGCGTGGTCGACAACGCAGACAACGAAGTGGATGACGTGATTGGAGATCGTAACGATCTGCCTTCAAGCAGCTACGCGGTGATGGATAGCGGGTGGAAGTACACCTACGACAAGTATAACGACGTTTATCGGTGGGTGCCGCTCAACGGCGACATGGCCGGTTTGGCAGCACGCACGGATACGACCAACGATCCGTGGTTCTCACCCGCAGGGTTCACGCGTGGCAATATCAAGAACGTCGTGAAGTTGGCGTGGAATCCGAAGCAAGCCGACCGCGACGACATCTACAAGGTGGGAGTCAATCCTGTCGTGAGCTTCCCCGGACAGGGCGTCGTGCTTTACGGCGATAAGACGTTGCTGAGCCGTCCGAGTGCGTTTGACCGTATCAATGTGCGCCGTCTCTTCATTGCATTGGAAAAGACGATTGCACGCTATGCCAAGAGCCAACTCTTTGAGTTCAACGACGAGTACACGCGTTCCGCATTCCGGAATGTGGTGGAGCCGTATCTGCGGGATGTGAAAGCACGCCGCGGCGTTACTGACTTCTTAGTCGTGTGCGATACCACAAACAACACACCAGCAGTGGTGGATGCAAATCAGTTTGTGGGTGACATCTATGTGAAGCCTTCACGTTCAATCAACTTCATTCAGTTGAATTTCGTGGCGGTTCGTTCAGGCGTTTCGTTCCAAGAAGTCGTGGGGGCGGTGTAAGTACTTACACCGCATTCCACAGCCAAGGAGTATAACAAGTTATGGCATTCAATCTCGATCAGTTTCGCAATACGCTCATCAACGGCGGTGCCCGTCCCTCGCTCTTTGAGATGGAACTTCGTTGGCCTGCAAGCGTTTCGACTGGCCGTCTCGCGGAACAGCTATCGCGATTCATGGTCAGCGTGTCGGAAATTCCAGCTTCGACCATTGGAACGGTTCCCGTTTCGTATTTTGGTCGGAAGCTGAACTATCTCGGCGACCGCACGTTTGCGACGCTGAGTGTGACGGTGATGAACGATGAGAATTTTGCGATTCGTAAGGCACTCGAAGAGTGGATGGATCGTATGTCAGGGCATCGTTCCGCCACGTCGCAGTATCGTGGCGGCATTCAGTCAGGTAACTTTGTGAGCGATCTGTCGCTGACGCAGTTCGGTCGTGAAGGCAACCGTCTTCGTACCTACAACTTCATTGGTGCGTTTCCTAACAATCTGGGCACGATTAGTCTGGATTGGAGCACGAATGATTCCATTGAAACGTATACGTGCGAGTTCACCTATCAGTGGTGGGAAGTGTCGGGTCAGATTCCAACACGCGATAACCCGACTCTGACGGTCGACGTTACCGTCGGATAAGTAGAGATAATATTCGAGAGGTACCCTTCGGGGTACCTCTCAGAAGGTGATTACATGCCACGTTTATTTGGCTTTGAATTTGATTTCAATCGTAAGTCGTCGGCCCCAACTGCATCATTAGTCGCCCCAACCTCGAATACCGTTAGCTTTGTTCCACCGGATAATCAAGATGGCGCGCTCAATGTGCAATTTGGCACTGCTGGTGGCTACTTTGGATACTATCTCGATCTTGATGGCACGGTTGTTGATGACTTTCAACTCATCAACCGCTATCGAGAAATGCAGATTGTGGCTGAAGTTGATGAAGCTGTCGATCAAATCGTCAATGAACTTGTAGTGCAGGATGCGGATCGCATTCCCGTTTCACTGAATTTGGATTATGTGGATTTGGGAGAAGAATTCGAAGCCCGTCTACACGCAGAATTTAACAACATTCTCAAGATGTTGAACTTCCACCGCGATGCATACAGCATTGTGCGTCAGTGGTATGTGGATGGCCGTCTCTATATGCACTGCGTCATCGACGAAAAGAATCCCCAAGACGGTATTCAAGAACTACGCCTTGTCGATCCGCGCACGATTCGAAAAGTGCGTGAAGTGGCGCGCAAGCGTCATCAGCAAGGACAGTTTGATATCGTAGAAGTTGTACGCGAGTACTTCGTCTACAACCCAATGGGGTTTGTGGCACCCTCGAACATTTCTGGTTCCACAAATCCCACAGCGGCATTACTGAATTATAACGGCATTCGTATCACTACCGATTCGATAGCGTTTTGCCCGTCAGGCCTGTACGACGCCAATAAGAAGACCGTGCTCTCATGGTTGCATAAGGCGATCAAGCCGCTCAATCTCCTACGCATGATTGAAGACTCATGCGTGGTGTATCGCGTCTCCCGTGCACCAGAACGTCGTGTGTTCTACATTGACGTGGGTAATCTTCCCAAGCAAAAAGCGGAACAATATCTGTACGACATAATGCAGCGGTATCGTAATAAGCTGGTCTATGATGTGGGCACAGGTGAAATTCGCGACGACCGCAAGTTCATGTCGATGCTGGAAGACTTTTGGTTGCCACGACGCGAAGGCGGAAAGGGTACCGAAATACAGACGCTACCTGCAGGGCAGAATCTATCGCAGATGGAAGATGTCGATTACTTCCGCAAGAAGTTGTACCGCGCTTTGGGATTGCCTCCGACGCGTACGGAATTCGGTCAAGGGTTTCAACTGGGCCGCGCAACAGAAATCACTCGCGACGAATTGCGGTTTAGTAAGTTCGTACACCGTCTACAAACCCAATTTCAGTACTTGTTTGATCAACTACTTGAAAAACAATTGCGACTGAAAAAGGTCATGACTGAAGCGGAGTGGCACAAAATTAAGGATCAGATTCGCTACAAGTGGCAGCAAGATATGTATTTCGAAGAACTCAAAGAAAACGAAATCATGACGGCTCGCGTGAATCTCGCCACGTCACTGGAACCTTTTGTCGGCAAGTACTTCTCACAGCAATACATTCAGCGTGAAGTGTTCAAACTGACGGATGATGATCTATCCTCTATGCAAGCGGATATGGCAGATGAGTCGTCAGAAGCGTCATCATTTGATCGTGAAGCGGATGCCACATTGCGCGATACCGATAGCAGTTCGGAAACTCGCGACAATACGGTACAGATTAACCCGGCAGCGAAATCGGATGTTGTACCTCCAGCATCGAAGACGACTGCAAATACTAAATAATACCAACTATGGCCATCTCATCAGGAACCGCAAACGTTCAAATTCTCATCGACACGTCGTCACGACTCGTCGCTCGTTTTTTGTATTACACCAGTAACGGGGCGAACGAGACGGATTCACTAAAGATCAATGTGTCTACTCTTGCGGCTCGGGCATATTCATTGGTGGTCGCAAACAGCAATGTGTATGTTCAACCCGGTGCCGTTGTTGTGGGTACCACCAGCAATGCGCATGCAATCGTATCGGAATGGAACAAAGCCGTCAACACCGCAGTAATCACTGCCCTGACAGGAAACACCGCATTTGCGGATAATGAAGTGCTGACGTTTACGTTTGGCAATACTACATTGGGCACCTGTAATTCCAAGAGTTCGAGCGCATTTGTCACGCCAGCAAGAAACTTGGATATCACAAGTGTGTGGTATTCCATCAGTGCGGGTATGACGGTAGAATTAGGGTTCGGTGGCGCCTATGCGAACTCAACTGCGTATGTTGCTCCGTCAATGCTCTTATCCGGTTCCGGATATTTTGGCAAGAATGCGCTACCTGCACAACTCGATAATCCCGTGCTCAACCCGACTGGAAATTTTTACATCAGCACATATAACGATGGTACATTAGGTACAGCACTGTCATACACCGTGATCACGGAATTCCGCAAGACTGCGGGATTTGTTGCCGTACCCGGATACTAATAGAGGAAGCATCATGAATTCACTTTCACAACTCATTCAGAACGTCAAGTCGGCCTCGTGGTCGAACGCAAATCAAGTGTTTGCAGAGATTATGCAGCAGAAGGTTGCGGATCGTTTGGCATCAGAACGTCAGACGATTTTCAAGGAAGAAGCCGATGCATCGGCTTCAGCCGATGACATCAAGTATCAAGAATACTTTCGTGGCATGCTGAAGAAGCACGGCTATGACTCGCCTGCGGATATTCCGGATGACAAGAAAAACGAATTCTTTAAGTCGGTTGATGCGGGATATCAAGCCAAAGATGAGTCGTGGAAGAAGTAACGATTTTCTTTTTCTAGGAAAACACTCATGAAATTCATTACCGAAGTGTTCGAACGTGTCACCCCGCTGATTGAAGCGGTCGACAACGGTTCGAAAAACTATCAGATTGAAGGCGTTTTTCTTCAGTCAGAAGTCAAAAATCGCAACGGTCGCATTTATCCCTATGCGGTGCTAGAGCGTGAAGTCGAACGCTATAACCGCGAATACGTGCAGCAGAATCGTGCACTTGGCGAGTTGGGGCATCCTGATTCTCCACACATCAATCTGGATCGAGTGTCGCACATGATCACCAAGTTGGTGCCAAACGGCACCGATTTCGTTGGGCGTGCGAAGATCATGGATACCCCATACGGCAAAATCGTCAAGTCGTTCATCGACGAAGGTGTCAAGTTTGGTGTGTCGTCACGCGGTGTCGGGTCATTGCACGATAATGACGACGCAGCGGTCGTAGGAGAAGACTTCTATCTCGCTACCGCAGCAGACATCGTTGCAGACCCAAGTGCTCCTGAAGCGTTTGTACACGGTTTACGTGAACAGCGTGAATGGGTGTGGGATAACGGCGTGCTCTCACCGGCAGCCGTTGAACGGTTAGAGCGGCAGTTGCATGCCGCCTCGGTGAAAACGGTGCCGCAGCGCAAGCACATTGAAAGTGCGGTGTTCGAATCGTTTATGAAGGCATTACGTCAAGGTACAACTATTTCATAGAACTGCGTTTTACTAAATAAAATCTGTGGTTCATTTGAATTCCACAGAACAGTTAGAGGAGATACCCAATGAGCGAGTTAGTCAATCCCGTTTCAGCGGCTCAGTTGCAGCATCGCAATCAAGAGCCGTCACATCTTGGTGGCGCGTCGTTCGACGATCTGGGCGGCACAACACCTGAGACAGAACCCAATGCTGCTAAGATTGACGCCGCGAAGGGTGTCAAAGGGCAGGATACATCCATTCCACGTTCAGTGGCCGCAGAGCCTTCACACCTGAAGGGCGTTGTGGAAGACGACGAGAAGGAAGTGGAAGTGGCGTTTGGCGACGACGAGGTCAAGGCCGAAGAGGTTGACGATCTCGACAAGGCGCTCGACGAAGCGATGGAAGACGAGCCGGCGAAAGTTGACGTGAAGGTCGACGAAGAAGCCGACGACGACGAAAAGAAGATCGCTGAAGAGGCCGACGACGAGAAGAAGGCAGACGACGTGCACGAGAGTGCGGATGCGGATGCTGACGACGAGAAGAAGATGGATGAGGAAGCCGACGACGAGAAGAAGATGGACGAGGAAGACGACGACGAGAAGAAGGTCGAAGAGTCAGTCTCCATTCGCGTCAAGATGCCAAAAGCAAACATCTTCGAGAGCGCCGGATTCGATGCGTCACAGCAAAAGCGCGTGGCCGCAATCTTCGAGAGCGCCATCAAGGATACCACCAAGCAGGTGAGCACGAAGTTGAACGAGCACTACAAGGCTCGCTACTCGCAGAAGCTCGCGGTTGCGGAACAGAAGCTCACGGATCGTCTGAACACCTACCTGTCGGTGGTGGTCGAGACGTGGATGGAAGAGAATCGCGTGAACGTGCGCAAGAACCTGCGTACAGAACTCGCGGAAAATTTCTTGAATGGTCTTCAGTCACTGTTCAAGGAAAGCTACATTGACGTGCCGGAAAGCAAGGTTGATGTGGTCGAGACGTTGACTTCGCGTGTTGAAGCTCTGGAAACAAAGCTGAACGAAGAACACACGAAGAACTTGAAGTTGCGTCGGTTGGCAGAAGCCGCAAACAAGAAGCGTATTGTTGCGGAGTTTGCTCGTAATATGAGTGAAACACAAGCGGCGAAGCTGGCTAAGCTCGCTGAAAACACTGATTATGTGGATGCGAAAGACTTCCGTGAGAAGTTGGGGATGTTGAAGGAAAGTTACTTCGGTGCAAAGGAAACAAAGATGGACCGACTGCCTGAGGAAAATGTGCAGGTGGTTAGTGAGAATACTACCAAGGTGAAGAGCGAAGCGGATGCGGTGGCAGACGCGATCTCTCGTCAGGTGAAGTCAAACTGGTAACAGTTGGATTTTACTAAATAGTTTTCACGCGATGTCATAGACACGCTTTTTAGGAGTTAACTACAATGGCCGATTTTCTGTCAGAAGACGTTAAGAACAAGTGGTCGAAGGTGATCAATCACCCCGATCTGCCCGAAATCAAGGAGTCGTGGAAGAAGAAGGTCACCACGATGATGCTGGAGAACACCGCCCGCGAAATGGCGAAGGCTCAGCAGATCAACGAAGATGCTCCCGCGAACCAGTCGGGTGCGTTTCCGAGTGCGACGAACCTTAAGGGTTTTGATCCGATCCTGATCTCCCTGATTCGCCGTGCAATGCCGAATCTGATCGCGTACGATCTGTGCGGCGTGCAGCCGATGACGGGCCCGACGGGTCTGATCTTCGCAATGAAGTCGAAGTACTCGTCACAGGGTGGCGATGAAGCTCTGTTCTATGAGGCGAACACTGCGTTCGCGTCAGCAGGCCTCGGTAGCCCTGCATCACAGACAGGCACACTGCCGTCAGGTAACTCGTCGGCGCTGTCGAACAGCACCAACTATACCTACGCCGGTGGTATGTCAACGCTCGTGGGTGAAGGTCTTGGTACCTCAGGCAACACCGCAATCCCCGAGATGGCATTCTCCATCGACAAGGTGACGGTGACTGCAAAGACCCGTAAGCTGAAGGCAGAATACACCATCGAAATCGCTCAGGATCTGAAGGCGGTTCATGGTCTGGATGCTGAGACTGAGCTTGCGAACATTCTATCGGCGGAAATCCTCGCGGAAATCAACCGTGAGATCATCCGCACGATCTACTTCGGTGCCGTTGCTGGCGCAAACAACAACGTTGCGACCGCGGGCGTGTTCGACCTCGATACGGATTCGGATGGCCGCTGGATGGTTGAGCGGTTCAAGGGTCTGTTCTTCCAGATCGAGCGCGATGCCAACGCAATCGCAAAGGCCACCCGTCGTGGCAAGGGTAACATCGTGCTCTGCTCGTCAGACGTCGCGAGTGCCCTCGCTGCTGCGGATTTCCTGAGCTACGACAGTGCGTATGACGCCAAGCTGTCGGTGGACGACACGGGTTCGACCTATGTCGGTACTCTGCAGGGTCGCTACAAGGTCTACATCGATCCGTACGCACCTGTGAACGATGCTCAGCACTTCGTGGTGGGCTATCGCGGTAACAGCCCGTATGATGCAGGTTTGTTCTACTGCCCGTACGTGCCGCTGCAGATGCTCCGCGCACAGGATCCGAACAGCTTCCAGCCGAAGATCGGCTTCCAGACCCGCTACGGCGTGGTTGCGAATCCGTTCAGCAACGCTGACGGCACTTCGGATGGTTCGATTGTGTCACGTTCGAATCAGTACTATCGGCTGGTCAACGTAAGAAATCTAATGTAGTAAAAAGTGTACACTTTGATAGTGTACGCGTAACATGGCCGCCGTGGAGTTTATTCAGACTCCACGGCGGTTTTCTTTTTCCTCCATGTTTTCCAATAACATGCACTACATAATCCTTTAGCTAAATGCGGTCGTTCTGGATGGCAGGTTACGTGAACATCCCGATACACACCTCGTTTTTTTCCAGTCATTCGTTGCCTCATCGCCTCTACATGTTCAGGCTTCATCTTCTTTCCACGTTTCGCCTGAGATATTTTTTCCCGAGTTTCTTTCGAATGTGAACGCCCAGCCATCGGATGTCGCCCATTTGCGGCCCGTTCTTTTGCACGCTGACTAAGAAGTTCTCGCGTTTTTTCTGAACGAGGAGTGTGTTTTGTTCCTTTTGCGTGTGAATTTCCCTTCATTCGCTCCGACATCTGCCGTTTCCATTCCGCACTTTTAGGTACTCCCTTATTGACCGCAGACATGCGCACTCTCGTCTCTGCCGCAATAGTTTCGCGTAAAGACGCATAGAGACGACCTGTTATTCGCACATGTGCGTATGCAGGATTGCGGCTGTCAATCAGTCGTTTGGCGGCAAGTGACATACGCGCTTTTGCTACTCCAGTAGACATGCGCACCAAACACAAATGACACACAAAATGTTCTTTGGGTGTGAGACAGACAAGATTATTCGCATCGTCGGTGCCTCCCAAAGCTTTTGGCACAATATGATGCTTCTCGTGGTATCCTTGAAGCACGCGTGTCTTTGCTCGTTCTACAATTTGATGGTAAATGCGTGTGTAATCCATGCATGTATTTAGATACCTTTACCTTTCAGTAACACAATCCGTTTATTTTGTTCGCCAACGCACTCCTAAATACTTGATATGGAACTTCCACAAGACTACACGCCGTCACTCTTTCAGCAGGCCACAAACGGCCTCTACGGCAATCACTTTCGGTTCACGATTGATAGACTGCCAGACTTGTCGTTTTTCATCCAGTCAGTGCAATTGCCTAGTGTGACGTCAGGTATGGTGTTGCAACACAACCCCTTCTCCACCGTACACCATACGGGCGATCATCTCTCCTACAGCACATTTGAAGTCAAGTATATCATCGATGCACATTTCAAGAACTACTTCAGTCTGTACTATTGGATGAAGGGATACGGATTTCCGCATTCGTTTGAAGAAGTTGTACAGTTTCGCGCCAAGCAAGAATCATTAGTAGGAGCAGTACGACCGAAAGCGATCATGCTGGAAAAAACACATGCCACACTACAGGTGCTGACGCCAGATACGAGTGCGATCATTGCCGAAATTCATTATGATGACATTTTCCCCTTTGAGTTATCGGCCGTCTCATTTGAAACCACCGACAGTGAACCGCCGTTGCTCACGACAACATGCTCTTTTGCATGTTCCAATTTCGATATTCGCTTGCATACAGAGTAAACATGTAGTATCATATCCGCATGACGCTTGATGACTATTTGAATGAATGGCGGAATGATGCGGATCTCGACTTATCTGCCCTTGATGAAGCGGCGCGTAATGTGCCGTTGCTGCATGCAAAATGGTGGAAGTATTACTCACACGAACGTCTGCGCTATCGCATGGTCGATAGTGAATACAAACTACTCTATCGACAGAAGTGGGAATACTTTTTAGGCAAGATGGATGATGTGGAACGTGTCAGACTGGGATGGGATCCTCTGCCTCTGAAAATCCTCTCACAAAACGTGGATGTCTATATCGAAGGCGATCCGGATATTCAAACCGCGTTAAAAAAGAAAGCACTGCTTGAAGAAATCCTCAAGTTTCTTGAAGATGTGTTGAAGCAAATCAACCAACGCAACTACCATGTGAAAAACTGCATCGACTTCTTACGTTTCCGTAACGGCGTGCTCTAATCCTCTAAATAGGCACATGACTCTTGTGCCTATTGACCATGTCTGGATGCGAATCGAATGCGACGATCATGTAGCACGAGAACTGCATGATTACTTCGCATTCGATGTGCAGTCAGCAAAGTTCATGCCGCAGTTTCGTAAACGGCATTGGTCGGGAAAAATTCACCTCTTCAAACTTCGCGGGCACCTTATCTATCGAGGATTGCTGGCCCGTGTCTTAGAGTTTGCCGCACAACGTCAATATCCTGTTACCAATCTGATACCGCCTGCTGTAGTGGATACGTCATCGCTGATACCGCGTCTGGAACGCGCAGCACGAAAACTGCCTCACGAACTGCGCTCATATCAACATGACGCGATTGTCGCGATGCTCACACAACAACGTGGAATCGTTCTTTCTCCTACTGGCAGTGGTAAATCATTGATCATTTACTTGCTCACGTGTTTGTTGCAACAGCGTACCTTGATCGTGGTGCCAACCACAAGTCTGGTGTCGCAGATGGCATCAGACTTTGTGTCGTACGGGTTCAATGCAGATTTTATTCAAACCATTCAAGCTGGTCGTGAGAAAGACATTAATGCACCTGTCGTGGTTTCAACATGGCAGTCAATCTATGAGATGCCTCCAGAATACTTTGAACAGTTTGGAACGATCATTGTCGATGAAGTGCATCTTGCGAAGGCCAAGTCACTGACGGGCTTGCTAGAAAAGTGCGTCTCAATTGCAAACCGCTTTGGATTTACGGGCACGCTTGACGACACACAAGCGCATCGACTGATTCTTGAAGGTTTGTTTGGTGATGTGGTGCGCGTCACGACTACCAAACAACTCATGGAACAACAGCATCTGACGCCGCTTCAGGTGAAAATGTGTGTGCTCAAATACCCGAAAGATGAGTGTCGGAATCTACGTCGAGCAATCTATCAAGATGAAGTGGAGTTTTTGGTACAGCATCCCGTGCGTCTTCAGATTGTAGCTCAATTGGCGGCATCCACGCGTGGAAATGTGCTGGTGCTTTTTAACTATGTGGAAAAACACGGAAAACCGTTGCATGCCGCAATTTGCAACTTAGCATCTCATCGGAATGTGCATTTCATCTCCGGAGACATTGCGGCTGATGAGCGAGAACGCATTCGGCAATTGGTGACGGAGGGTCGCGATCATATTATTGTGGCATCATACGGTACTATGTCTACTGGTGTGAATATTCCCAATTTGGATGCCTTAGTGTTCGCATCCCCATCGAAGTCTAAGATTCGTGTGTTGCAGTCAATTGGCCGTGGATTACGATTGGCGGAAGGAAAGACGCATGCCAAATTGATTGACTTTGTGGATGATCTTCGTGTGGGTGCCTCTGTCAATCATACATTCCGACATGCCGAACAACGTGTACAATATTACACCAGTGAGCACTTTCCATTTTCCATGCATGAAATGTCGTTGGAAGATTGGTATCGATGCCTGAAAATGCCTACGGATACTTAAGTTACTTAAGTTATAGATTTGATAAGATTCTAAGTACTAGATACTATAAGAATATAGTATTTTTTTTCTCTCTCTTTGCTCACGTTTAGTTTATCATGAATATGTAATGCTGTCAACTCCCCTTATTTGTGCGGTTGTCATGCATGTAGTATAATGTAAAAACTATGGAGGTGACATGTCGTCTAGTGCCGAACATTACGTCGATAATAAAGCATTTTTAGCGGCGTTACGTGATTATCGCCGTGCGTGTCGAAAAGCAAAACAGTTGAATCGACGTGTGCCGCCCATTCCAGAATTTGTTGGTGAATGTTTCTTACGCATTGCGACACATCTGTCGTATCGACCCAACTTTATCAACTACACGTTTCGTGAAGATATGATCTCGGATGGCGTGGAAAATTGTCTGATGTATATGCACAATTTCAATCCACGCAAATCCAAAAATCCTTTTGGATATTTCACCTCTGTGATCTACTATGCGTTTGTGCGGCGCATTCAGCGAGAACGCAAGCACACCTATCTCAAGTATCGTTTGATGGAAGACGCGATCATTTCGGGGGATACGCAAACGTCTCCGGATGGTAGTGGCCACTTTCACGTCGATACGGAGATGCTGTCGTATGAGAATGTGCAAGAGTTTATTCAACGATTTGATGAGTATCACGACAAACGTCGCGAACGTCGTCGTGAGATGAAACAAAAAACCAGCCGAAAGAAGACACGCAAATCAAAAATGGCGATTGAATAATATGGCAAAGATAGCGGTAATATCTGATAGTCACTTCGGTGTGCGGAACGACAGTGCTGTTGTTCTTGAATGGCAACACAAATTTTTGAATGATGTCTTTTTTCCGGCACTGGATACTCATCATGTGACGCATGTATTGCATGGCGGCGACTATGGTGATCGTCGCAAGTTTGTAAACTTCTCCACTGCTCGGTTCATTGAGCAGGCCTATCGCGCACCGCTACGACAGCGAAACATCATTGAGCACGTCATCATTGGCAATCACGATTGCTTTCTTCGCGATAGCACACACATCAATTCTGTAGAAGAGTTGTATCGTCATGATCCCTCTCTCGTCATTCATAGTGAACCGACAGAGATTAGTATTGCGAATACGGATATTTTGTTATTACCGTGGGTCTGCGATAGCAATCGTGCGGCATCGATGAAATATATTGAACACTCTCGCTGTGCCATCGTGTTAGGGCATTTGGAAATCAGCGGGTTTCAAATGTATCGTGGTATGCCAAATCATGAGGGTCTGTCGCCAAACTTGTTTGATCGTTTCAAACTCGTCATGTCAGGGCACTTTCATCATCGTTCGTCGAATGGCCCGATTCACTATCTCGGTGCACCCTATGCGATGGTCTGGAGCGACTATCGCGATCCTCGCGGGTTTCATTTGTTGGATACCGACACACACGAATTGACGTTTATTGAGAATCCGTATAGTATGTTTGCGCGATTGGTGTATGACGATGCCGATCAGCCACCTTCGTATATTGAGCAGATATTGGCAGACGTCACGACCGCACAGTCACCGTATGCGAATGCGTATGTCAAAGTGATCGTCAAAACCAAAACGCAACCATACTGGTTTGATTTGCTGATGGATGCATTGGCAAAAGTCAATGCGCAGGATGTGATTGTGGTCGATGACGTGCAGCAAGCGCACATTGATGACCCGGAGGCAGAACATACAGCATCCGCAGACATCGATACGCTCTCCTTGATGACAGAATATGTGTCAGACTTATCCGTCACTTGTGATAAAATGGAGCTTCAGACGTATCTACAAAATACGTATCGTGAGGCGTTGACACAGAGTCAATCGGTGCGAATCTAATCTATGATTATTTTTGAGCGCGTACGCTATCAAAATTTCCTTGCGACAGGCAATGTGCCTATTGACATTGCGCTGAATCAACATGCCACAACGTTGATTATCGGTCGAAATGGTGCAGGGAAATCGACGATGACGGAAGCGGTGTGCTTTGCGTTGTTTGGTCGTGCCCTACGCAACATCAACAAACCGACACTGATCAATGCAATCAATGGCCGCGATGCACTCGTTGAACTCTGGTTTCGACATAATGAGCATGCGTATTACATCAAACGTGGTATCAAACCGAATGTGTTTGAAATCTATCGCGATCAAGAATTGATCCCCCCGCCAGCATCACTATCGGATTATCAGACGATGCTGGAAGAGCATATTCTTGGCATGCATTACAAGAGCTTCATGCAGATCGTCGTACTTGGAAGCGCATCGTATGTGCCGTTCATGCGCTTGACATCTGCCGCTCGGCGTGAGATTGTAGAATCATTATTGGATATTGAGATCTTCAGCACCATGAGTGTGCTGACGAAAGATGAACTCGCGAATGTGAAGTCGCAGATCGAGCAATTAACGCAGCAGCGTACATTGCTTGAAGAACAAAAACGGATGGCAGAAACGTTCACCGCGCACGTGACGGATGAGCAAGAGCATACTGTCGCGCTCATCGACCAGCAGTTAGCAGAGACGCAGACGACGATGCAGCGTACGCGAGATCGCATTGCAGAATTAGAAACGGCGATTCGCACCTATGATGAAATTCGCACCGCATGTGAGGAAGCGGAACGAAAAGTCACAGAGTATGCACAAACATTGAAAGCGATGGTGACGAAAGAAAAGAAGCTTCAGAAAGAACATGAGTTCTATGAGGCGCATGATACATGCCCGACATGTGCGCAAATGATTACCGAAATATTCAAGCAACAGAAATTTACGACGTTGGAAGAAAAACATGCCAGTTTGACGGTAGCGATGGCGCAATGTCAAACACTGCATACGCGATACACCAAAAAGATTGATGAGTATCAAACCGCGTTGGCCGACGCACACGCGCTCTCGCAGGAACAGCATACGCTTCATGCGCAGCAACCGTTATATGAGCAGCGTGTACGACAATTGACAAAAGAACGCGTGAAAGCATTAGAACCCAAACCCGCGATTGGTGTTGATGCCGAAGATATTCAACGACGATTGCAGGATGTGATTACAACGCATACGGATGCTGCACGACGCAAGAGTGTCTTGGATGTCGCGAATGCGCTGCTCAAGGATAGCGGTATCAAATCGCGCATCATCAACCACTATTTGCCGATCATCAATAAGCAGATCAACACGTATTTGACGGCCATGGATTTTCCGATTTACTTTACATTGGATGCGGAATTTGAAGAGCACATGCAATCACGGCATCGTGACGACTTTACCTACGATTCGTTTAGTGAAGGTGAGAAGAAGCGTATCGATTTGGCGTTATTGCTGACGTGGCGAGCAATTGCACAACTTAAGAACAATGCCTCATGTAACTTGCTAGTGCTTGATGAGGTGTTCGATAGCTCGTTGGATGGAAATGGCACCGATGAGTTTTTGAAGATTATTCAGACGCTTGAAAAGGCCAACGTTTTTGTGATTTCACATAAAGATCAAATGATCGATAAATTTCACCATGTATTGCACTTTGTGAAGGAACGAGGATTCTCATGTCTGCGGGCGTAATGACAAAGCGTGAACCATTTCCGATTGCGCGGATCCATCCATTATTAGATGACTTGACCGTCAATCGCACGTTTGACGAAATTCTTGCGATGACGGATGCGGAGTTTGAGGCGTATGTCGTGCACATGCGTCAGTCATTCTTATCATATTGGAATGACGAAAACTTGCCGCCGCGACGTGGATGGTCAGAGCAAGAAATCGATGATGAGTTTGTGCAGTTAGCAGGGTTCGATGTGCAGAAGATGTGGAAGCAGGATACGCTGTCGAATCGACGTGTGATCCACAATACGCATGTCAGTCTTGGCAGTGCCGTGAATGCGTGGCATGCCGGAAACATGTATCGAGTGCGCATCAACTATACAGAGAAGGATGATGGCCGCAGCATCTATGACTTCTTCGCGAAGCCAGAACTGTTTCAGCGATACCTGCCCTACGCACGCCGACACTTTCTGCGTGATAGCTTCTACATGTTTGCAGTAACAGTCGTGAGTGGAGATACGCTTCGACATCGCCCAGAAATTCAACCGCGCAATGCATATACGTTCATTGATCAATTTGCTGCACATGAGCGGGCGTATGGTGAGCAAGAATTGTTACTGGAGGCGAAACCGTTAGCGCGCCGTGAACAGCAATACACAGGCTACAACGATAAGATGCGCACCAGTGAACTCATGACGCTGACGTATGCGGAATTGCAACGTGTTGAAGCTGAGCAGTTGTTACCATCAACCGCGTATCGCAATGTGTTAGCAAAGCATCGCAACGACGAGTATGAGTTTCATCTGCGCATCTACGAGAAGGGGCAGCGGCTGTTTCCCAATCTGTTTCGCAGCTTCCGTATTTCTATGTGTCAGTATGCGGTCAATTTTCCTCCGCTGACAGCGAAGTTGTTATACGAAACGTTTTTGCAGCACGTTACTGCGCCTTCTGTGACGATATGGGATCCGTCATCCGGTTGGGCCGGGCGTCTCATTGGTGCGATGTCGTATAATCGACAACTACCGTCAGGTGCCATGCAGCAACTACGCTACATTGGCACTGATCCGAATCCTGCATTCTATACGAAGACCACGAGTATCTACAGCACGATTGCAGAACGCTACAATCACATTCGGTTTGAAAACTCGTTATTCGATGAACCGCATGCACATACCGTGCATCAGTTGGGGAGTGAGTTGTTTCACACGACTGCGGATTTTCAGAAGTTCAAAGGCACAGGTGATCTGGTTTTTTCTAGCCCTCCATATTTCAATCGAGAAGCGTACAGTGAAGACGAGAACCAGAGCTATAAGAAATACACGTCATATGATTTGTGGCGTGATGGGTTCTTGCGACCAACGTTGCAGAATGCATACGACTTCCTGAATCACAAACGGTATTTGTTGTGGAACATTGCTGACTTAAAAGTGGGAAAGAAGTATCTTCCGCTGGAGCAGGATAGCATTCGTATCGCGCAAGAACTTGGTTTCGAATACAAAGAAACCGTGCTGATGGCGCTCATGAACATGCCTGGCGCGAATCGCGTCACTGAAGACGGAGAAGCGACAGCGAAGAATTT